CCAAATTTTTCGCTTAATACAGTTGTTAAAATTCCAACTACTGTGTACCAAAATTTACGACTACCAAACATCTTCATTAAAATTCCATTTACATACTTTTCTAAAAACTTTTTCATAACTATTTATTTTTGATTATTAAATTAATATTTTCTCCGCCCAAATTTAGTATTTCTTTCATTACTAAGTCCATAGCTAAGCGAGAGTTTTCAACAATGTCTTGTTCACGACCGTTTCCTACTAGAATACAACCGCTTGTATCTTTAGCTGTGTTCCCTCTATGAAATAAGATATAACTTCTATTTGGCACATCCTGAACTAATAAATGTAAGTAATCCCTAGTTGCACTTTCTCTTGGAAGTCTTAGTCTTACTTTGTATTGCCCTTCAGGAATACAGCTAATATTTCTTTCGTTATTGATATAGGGATTTTCTAATGTATCACAAAAACTTTCACCATTGATAAATAGTTTACCAATAGTGCTTTCTTTTGTAAAAGTATCTCTTATTATTAAAAGATTAACGCCCTTGACCTCTGTAGGCTTTTTTATAGCCGTTCTGTCCTTTACTTGCGTTTTTGGAGTGTACTCCCTTTCGTTTCTTTTTAACGCTCTTATAAGCGCTTGTAACAACTTTACGAGCCATCTAGTTATTTTTTTCAAATTGAATGAATTTATATATAGTAAAACCAATTGCTAGTACTAAAGAAACTAGCGTTAGTATTTCGTTACAGTCTGTTATGCTGAAAGCTATTGCTGAGGTGTTAGCTAACCCTACTTGTAGAGTGTCTCTTACTTCTGTCATTTTTATTTGTTTTTTTATCTAAGTAGGTCTTTAACTTAGTAACATTTTTAGTTTTCGGTTTATAGTATTTCTTCATTAATCAGAAGCATTTAAAAAGTTTCTCAATGTAAGTTTTGTTCCCTGTTGCATTGGTTTTTCTAAATTCATACCATTATAGTAAGCATTTCTATCAGGACTTATGTCTGCTCCTGAGTTAGTATTGTATTCAGGAAAGCTAGAAATATTGTTAGTGATATATTTAATCATTCGTTCCGTAAAGTATTCGGCATTGTTTCTCACTTCTTCTCTAAGGTGTTGAGCTTCTTCTGTAGATAAAGCCGTTCCCGTTTCTGAAGTCTTAGAATAGATATTGCCGTTTTCTGTTTTAAAGCGTAAATAAGGAATACACATATGAAACGCCCATGAAGGTAAACAGTCGCCTATATACTCATCTACTAAAGTCTTGTACGCTCCTGCTAAAGAACCTGCTGTTATTTCAGCTTCTAACTTTTGGTACAAATCTGTTCCAATCTTTGGCTCAATATAAATACGCTGTGCTTGTAACACATAAGGTAACAAGATTTGAGTATCTACATTTAAGTTGATTGCTGTGCTGTCTTTCAGCTTGCTTTCTGATATAAATAATACGTATGCCATAGTTAGTTGTAATATCCGTTATTTTTCATTCTCATAGGTGGTATAGCTACTAGCTTATCGTTCTGTTCAGCAGTAAACCCTTCACTCCTAGCTTTAGTGTAGTTCACTAAAACATCATCATCTAAGTCATCTTTATAGTAAACACTATCAGCGTCTTTTAAGTCTGTTGAACGCCAAATCTGACGCAACCAATAATGTCTGCAATTAGGGCCTCCTTTGTACAAAAATAAATCGTACTTATTGCCATCGTGTCCAAAGCCCGGATTAACTGATTTGCTATTAGTTCCTACTATATCTTTTTTTCTATAAATCTTTTTTGCAGCTACCATTTGTCTGCAAAAGCTTCTGCTAGTTCCTGTTCTGTTAGGTAAGAAATTATCAGTAGCGTAAACATATCTTACTTTATAAAAAGCGTTTCCTTCTCTGTTAAGTCCATCCTGACTATCTCTAGCATTAGGGTTAGCCCTTATTGTTGAAGCAAAATCAAATTTTTCAAAAGCTATATCGTTTAACTCTTGTTCAAAGTCAAAGTTTAAGTGTTCACCATTTACCATTTCTTCATCTATAATTTCGTAACCTTCAGGAATGTCCTCTCCATACTCAGCTATGAATTTTTCAAGCCCACTTTCGTCCATGTCTAAATTGAAACAAGAACATTTGCTAAGGTTTTCCTTACTTAAATCTTCTCTTACTTCTACATCAGCAGCAGGTTTCAAGCCGAGTTCCTCACGTATTTCGTCTTGCGTCATAACTGCTTTCAAGTCTTCAGAAGTAAATTCTACTGTAATTGGTTTTAACTGAACGAAACTTACAGGCAAGTCTATATTGTTTACTGAGAATATAGTCTGTAAAGTGTCTAAGATATGAAGCTGCATAGGTTGTACAACAGTATTTAAGTAAAAGTTTGCTGCTGCGTTAAGTTCGTCTACGTTTGAGCCAAGCCCTGTATCAGACTTAATCCCCATAAGCATTGGACTAGTCACTCTGTGTCCTGTAAGGATGTTTTGTACTAATAGCTGTTGAAGTGCTAAGTATTGCTCAGAAGCGTTTGAAACGCTTATAGGAGTTATCTCAGGTGTTCTTGTCTTATCATCTGAGAACGTCAAAATAAATTTGCCCGAGTTACGTGCGCCCGTGAATTTATCAGTAAGACTTTGTTCTATCTGAAATCTCTCCTCTTGCGTAGGCACACCATTAGCAAAAGAAATAAAGTAGCTCCCACTAAAGCCATTTTCTATATTGTTTAAATGAAACTCCGCCACGCGTTGGTCAACGAGTGCCCAATTATTTGCAGCTATGTAATCAGGTGTATGATAGCAATCCATATTAGGACTGTAAGCACCTGTATAAAGTAATTGACTAGTAGCTGTTCTATCGTTAGTATTAAACGCTGCTATCTCAGTTGGTGGGTTCTCTCTTTCGTTAGCCCAATTAGAACTTATATAGTAAGTATCAATTTGCCCTAAGTTGTTTGGTATTCCTGCTCTAACGCGTTCGACAGGTACATGATAGATTTCTACAATTTTAGTTCTTTCTTGGTTCCAAATAATGTGTATTGCGTAAGCTCCCTGAAGCTTAAAATCAAAAGCTAATTTCTTAACTACTTGATGTAAAGTTTCTTTTCCGTTAGCGTGTCTAAAAAACTTCTTTAATTCTACATAAGCGTCTAGGTCTGTATCTTTATCTTCACAAACTATGTCTTCACCTGATATCATCTCAGCTGTAGCGTTGATAATTGCAGCGTGTGTTGAACTGTTATAGTAAAGGTCAATTAAGAACTGAGGGTAAAGGTTTCTCCATTCTTCCGTTCCGTACTCTATGTACTCTTTTCCCTGAACTTCCTGTATTATAGGGGCTGTTTGAGTTTCTAGGTTTATACTAAGTATGTTTTCCATTTTATAAGTTTGATAAATAAGTATTTACATTAGCTGTTATTGCTGCGCTTTCTGTGTCATATATTTGTATTTCGCTAATAGTTCCATCATAAGGATTAATGTCTGTTTTTCTTACACCGATGGTATCAATATTAGCAGTTCCTGATTGTGTAGGTGTAGCTGTAGTTTGTTTAACTCCATTCCACCAAAGAGTTATTACATTACTTGCGTTTCTTGTTACAACCATATACCCATTTCCCCAAGTTCCACTATCTAATTGTACATCTGCTGTTGCATTATCAATCTTAATTCTTAATATAGTAGTACTATGTAATTTAAAAAATTCTCCTGTTTCTGTATTATCACCTATAATAATTCCTCCTGTTGCTGCTATGTTTAATTTTATTCCTATTGTAAAAGCACCACTAATAGTAATATCACTAGCTGAACCTAAATTGTGAGTGTCAGCAGGTGTAAACTCTATAGCACCTGAATTATAAGCAGGTTGCTCACTTGCTGTAGCTTGTACCATATCAAAACTATTAGAAGAACTATCAGCCCAAGCCGAAACATCAGAACCATTTAATGTAATTCCTGTTTGGTATTTGTACCACGCTTCTAAACCTGTTTCATCAGAAGGTTGCCAACCACCTAAAATATTAGTGCTTACTAAACTTAATGCTTGTTTAAGTGCTAACATTATATAACTTGTTCGTAGTAACAAATAGCTAAACCACTTGTTAAAGTGATAGCCGTACATTGAAGAAATAAAGTCGTTCCCGCGGGAATAGTCGTATGTAGACTTGCCGCTGCTGAACCTGTACCTGTTTGAATATTAGTAGCTGCTATTGAAGCTATTACACTTTCAGTAACAAAGTGAATTGCATAATAGTCTTTACTTGTCATTGCTGTTGTTGTAATAACATCACATCTATTCTTTCCTAGTTGCTCAGTTAATAATTGTTGTACATTTTCTATTGCCATTTTTTTTTATTTTATTGTCCGTAATATATATAGTTTGTTTCTGTAGGTGCTTCTCTTTGTGTGTATTGAACTTGCTGCGTTCCGTCTTTTTCAGATAGGTTCATTTTGCCCTTAGTAACTAATCCCTGTACTACTCCTTTATCATCAGCTACAGGAGTTAAAACATCATCTTCATTAGCAGGTGCATTTCCTGAAGTTATTCTTACTGTTCCTTTCCAAGTAACCTCGTAAATTTCATACTTATAATATCCCGCAGGAAACAACTTTGTTGCCCCTGCATAAATATCAGGAGTTGTATTGTATGTAAAACTTATCTGAGTGTATCTGTCTTTAATTGTTTCAGCGGAACCATAAGCATAATAAGCGGTCTTATCTAAGTCGTTAGTGAATTTAACTAAGTGTCTTATTTGAGTAGAAGCCACAGAAGTTTCAATACGATTGTCCTCAGTTTGTACATATATAGTAAAGTCTGTTTCTGTTGTTGCTTGTATCATAGTTAGTTTGTCTAGTATATAATAGAAATACTTTGAATTTATTTGCTTTAAAAAGAAAAAGGAGTGCGTTAGCACCCCTCAATCAAGAATATATAAGAAAACTAATTAAGATGTAGTAACTGAAACATTAGTAAACGCTCCATTGTCAAATGGGCTAGTTGTGTAATCTGCTACCATTGCAAATGGTGCAGGCTCTAAGCCGTCAAATGTAAGAGTGTAACCGTTTCTGTCACCAAAAGCAGTACCACTATCTATAGTACCTGTGTTAAGTTCCATTCCGTTTGTTACTCCTAATCCTACTATTACATTATGTCCATTTGCTAAAGTTGCATTTAATTCTGCAAATACAACAACCTTAGTTTGACCTAATAATTTAATTTCGTTTTGGTCTTCCTTTGTCAGTCTGTTAAGAATTACATTTACAGTTGGAGTGTAGAAAATTGTTCCGTTATCCCTACTTCCTGTAATTGTTTCTGTAATACTTGCAACACCAAGAGGTGTAGTATATCTAAATAAACCACTTCCTGTTCCTGCTACCATTTCAATATCAGTAATTTCTCCTGAAGCTTGAACGATACCTGTTGTTGTTATTGGTGATACAAATTTGTCATAAACACCAAAATAAATATTCTTTACTCCACCGCTAATTCTATTGCAGTCAAGTCCCCTTCCCTTTGTAAGTGCTGTACACGCCATGTTTTTATTTTTTAGGTTAAGGGAGGAAGGGTTTTACCCCCTCCTTCCGTATTATTTATTTATTATGATTGTCTTACGATATCAGCTCCAACTCCTGTCTGTACACCTGCTGAGTAACGAGCTACCAACCTCATGTTGTCTGATCCGTCAAGAGCAGCCATGTCCATCAAAGTAATTCTTGTTGCGTCTGAAAGTAAGTCAGTTCCAAAGAACATATTTGATTTTTGAGCGATAACAACTTGGTTGTCAATCATTCCATTACAAACAGCAATGTTGTACCCTTCAAATACAGGAACATAATCTCCATTCATATTGTAAGCATTAACATATCCTAAAGTAGAAATTGCTGAAATGTAGTATCTGTAAGTCTTTTGGTTCATGTAGATATGTAAATCTTCTTTCCCTAATACTGCTGTAGGAATAGCTGCTACTGCTGCTTGTAAGTTAGCAATGATGTTAGCTGCTGTATAAGCACCTGTTGCTGCGTCCTGAACAACTGTACCATCAACACCCGGTAATAAAAGTCCTGTTACAGCTCCGTTAAAACCATTGAATTTCCCTGCTACAGCAGTTCCTGTCCAAATGCTATCTTCTGTTGCTTCTGCAATAATTTCACCCATGTAAGAAATTACATAGTCATTAAAGCTTGCAGGTGGTGGAGCTCCTGCTCCTGCTCTCATTTGTAGAGCTTCCCAACTGTCTAATAAAGTAGACTTGCAAAGGTCTAAGTTGATTTGTAAGTTTTTTGGTTCTAAAACTTTTTCTGTAAGTGCTAAAGTACCTGCTCCTGTGAAGTTACACGTTGCGTCAGCAACTACTCCTGAACCTGCCATACGTTGTATGTTACTTTTGTACTTGATGTTTTCCATAGACGTTAAGTAGTCTAAAGAGTTTGCTTGCTTAAGAGCCGCTGAGATGTAAAATCCTGCTGCTTTCCCTGCAAAGTTTGATGTTGTAGTAAACGCCATTTTTTTGTTTTTTTTAGTTTATATTATTTTATTTATTTAAGTCGTATAAGAATTTTTCTCTCCTAGACATCTTGCCGTAATCTTTTGCACTTACTTCATAGTTTCTATTAGAAGAAAATTTATTTACATTTAAAGGAGTGTCAGCAGGTTTTCTGCTTAACTCTGATTTTAAATCTTTAATCTTTTTATTAAGTTTTTCAACTTTAGAAGTTTGAGATGATAAAGTAACTTCTTCAGCAACTTCTTCTGCTTTTTCTTGCATAATTCCAATTGCTACTTCAGCAGCTTTTGCAGCTAAATCAGGAGTAACCTCAGGTGGAGTAGCGTCATCTATTGCTGCTGCAATTTCTGCTACTGCTTCTTCAACTACTTCAACTACTTCAACTACAGTTTCTTCAACTGCTACCTCAACTGCGTCATCTTCGTATTCTTCTTTATCTTCTTTCTTTTCTTCTTCATCTTCCATATCAACGCTTTCTCCTATTCTGCTTTTTAAGTCAGCTACAGCGTCTTCTAAGTTTTTAATTCTTTTCTCCATACCTTCCCAATCGTCCACTTTTGCTTCGTCATCATCTGTTCCTGTGTCCTCTCCTGCTTCAACTTCTTCAACTACTTCTTCAGTTCCCATAACCTCAGCAACTACACCGTCTTCGTCCACTCTAAAAGCTATTCCGCTTTCAGTTCTGTAAGTTCCTACAGGCAAAAGTATTGTAGTTCCGTCCTCTGTGAGAACTGAGATATCTACACCTGCTATTAATTCGTCTGCTTCAGATACAAAGATTGTACCATCTTCAGCTTTTTCTTGCCAAGCTAGTTTAACTGATTTGTTTAAACCTAGTGACACTAAAATTTGTTCCTTTAAATCCATGATTTTTTTATTTTAT